TCATCGCGAGGTTCCCCAGTAGCCGCTGCGGTGGCCGAGCAGCAGGCTCGGGATGCGGGCGAAGTCCATCGCGCCGGGGCGCACGACCGTGGTGACTTCGGGCGTGTAGACGCTGGTGTCCAGGCGCAGCACCCGGCGTGCCGCCGCGATGCGTGCGGCCAGCGGGCCGGGGCCCTGCTTCCAGCGCGACTGGCCGCCGACCGTCACGCGGTGAACGTGCCCGCAATCGGCCAGCCTGGCCAGCTGCTGGCGCAGCACCGCACCGCCGGGTTCGGGCTGGTAGCCTTCGACGCACCGGGCCAGCATGCCTTCGAGCTCCTTCGCGGAGGCGGCCTCGTGCGCTTCGAGGTGGGTGGCGACGGCGCGCTGCACCTGGCCGGCCAGTGGGGAATCGGGTGTCGTCTTCATGCGTCGTCTTCCTCGTTCGTTGCGGGGCCACCGAAGGTGTCGAGCACCCGGCGGGCGATGCGGTCGGTGCGGGCCTTGCCGGCTCCGTATTTGCCGCTGCCGTTGAGCACCTGACTCACCGCGGCGGGGCTCAGGTGCAGTTGCGCGGCGACCTCGGAGCGCTTGCGTTCGGCGCAGGCGCTGCGCAGCAGGGCGAACCAGGGCTCGCTCATATAAGCAGTGGTGCAAGGTGCGGCCGTGCTGGTCATCGAGCGCCTCCGTGCGGCACAGGCGGCGTGGCGCCGATGTCGCGCAACAGGGCGTAGCGCTTCAACCCATCCACGCGGCGGGCATCGACGCGCACGGCCTGCGGGCATTGCCGCGACCAGGACAGCATGAGCGCGCCGGCCTGGCGGCGGCCCAGCGCGATGTCGTCGTCGGTGTCGGCCAGCAGCAGCGCGGCGGCTTCGTCGGCCGTCAGCGCGCGGCGGATGCGCAGCAGGTTCCACAGGCGGGTGGCGAACGGATCTGCGTGGCGCACGACCGCATCGGGGGCGGCGGTGGGCGTGCTCGTTTCGCCCTGGGCCGCTTCGGCGCGGCGGTCTGCCAGCGCCATCAGCGCCTTGGCGACGAACCATTCGGATGTGCTGTTTTCCATCACACGCCTCCTGCCGGGCGCACGCGGCCAGCGGTTTCGACAAAGCTTTTTTTCACCGTACGTTTCTCCTCGCTAGTGGCACTGCCCGGTTCATTGGCCTGCCCGGTGAAGGACGCAGACTTCTTCGGGCACTCTTCAAACATTCCTGTTTCTTCGCCTTGCCCGCGGTGCGCCAACCTTGAGGGGCGGACCAGGGGCCGTTGCACGGCAACCCACGGACGGTGCAGAACTGCATCGAAATGCGCGTATCCGTGTTCTTTTTCAAACTTGGATGGGTTGGTTTCACTCATTTGCAGTGCTTCTTTAACCTGAACAGGGTGCCAAGCCATCAAAATATCTTGTTTTGTGTCTATGGCTCCGATTATGCACATCAAACAGGTTTTTGCAACTGTGAAGAACATGAAAACCAACATTTACACGTTGCCAGACACAAAATGGGTTGTAAAAAGACCTCTGTGTGTCTAGCATGTGCGCGTTCGCACAAATCAAAGTTATCGTGACGTCGCAAATCAACACTCCGCCCGACGACACCCAGGTGAAGGCTCGCGTCGGCGAGCTGGCCCTCGCGCAAGGCGCGCGGGTGCGCGATCTGCGCAAGCAGAAGGGGCTCACCATCGATGACCTCGCCCAGCGCAGCGGGCTGCACTTCAATACGGTGGGCCGCATCGAGCGCGGCGTGAGCGACGCCAGCCTCGAGCAGCTGTATGTGATGGCCCTGGCGCTGGGGGTCGATCCTTCCGAGCTCAACCCGTTTCAGCCCGCCAATCCACCGAGCGAACTGTCGAGCGGGCTGGACGACGAGGTCTTCGTGCTGGTCGAGTTGCTCGACGTGCGCGTGAGCGCCGGCAGCGGCGCCATCAACGGTTCGCAGGAACACATGGGCCGCTTCGCGTTCAGCCGTTCATGGATGGCGCGCAAGGGCGTGAAGCCGGCGCACGCGCGCATCGTCCACGCGCGCGGCGACTCGATGGCCGACAAGATCAACAACGGCGACATCCTGCTGGTCGACACCGCCACCAAGTCGCTCGACCAGGACGGCGTGTACGTCATCCAGCTCGACGGCCACGACTACGTGAAGGTGCTGCAGCGCGACTTCTCCACCGGCGGGCTGCAGATCATCAGCTACAACCCCGCGTACAAGCCGCAGGTGCTGAGCGCCGACCAGGCCGCCGAGCTGCACATCAGCGGCCGCGTCGTCTGGCACGGCGGCGAAATCTGAGGCTGCGCGACAGGCGTCGCAAGACACGGAATACGGGGCGTAACGCGCCCTGAAAAAAAGGGGCCGGCTCATGTCGGCCTCAGTCATTTGAGCCCTTCGCCCGACCATTCGGGTCATGGGCAAAGACACCTCTCGAACCTTCCTTTTCAATGCGCGCCGCGCGCGTGAGCGGGGCCAGGCACCACGGCAATTGCTGGCCGTGCTCGCGCTCAGCGCGGCGGGGCTGATCGGCATCGTCGCGCACGAAGGCTACAGCGACAAGGCGTACCCCGACCCCGTGCACGGCACGGCCGTGCCGACCATCGGCTTCGGCACCACCGGCGGCGTGCGCATGGGCGACACCACCACGCCCGTGCCCGCGTTGCAGCGCGCGCTGCGCGACGTGCAGGCCTACGAGAGCGAGATCAAGCAATGCGTGAAGGTGCCACTGCACCAGCACGAGTACGACGCGTACGTGAGCCTGGCCTACAACATCGGCGCGTTCAACTTCTGCACCGGCGGCCAGAAGGGCCGCACCTCGGTGCTCGTGCAGCGGCTCAACGCCGGTGACTACGCGGGCGCGTGCAACGCCATCCTCGGCTGGAAGTACGTGGGCAAGACCGACTGCTCGGCGCCCGGCAACAAGACCTGCGCCGGCATCTGGAAAGACCGCCTCAAGCTGCACGCGCAGTGCATGGGGAACGCGCCATGAACCTCACAGCAAGGCTCTGGTTGGGCCTGTTCGCCGGTGTCGTGATGGCGTTGCTGCTCGCGGCCGCAGGGTTCGCGCTGCACGGTGCCGGCCGCATGCAGGAGCGCGCCCTCTGGCAGCAGAAAGAGGTGCAGCGCGCAACGCAACTCGCGCAAGACCTGCAGGCCGAGTACGAGCGCGGCCGTGCCGCGTCGGCGCAATACCAGCTCGGCGCGAGCGCCTTGCAGGCCCGCTATCTCTCCCTCGAAGGCCCGACCCATGATCTACGTCAGCGCGTTTCTCTTGTCCTTCCTCCTGCTGTTCCTGATCGCCGCGCTCAGCGGCCTGCCGGTGCTGCGCCGTCTGCAGCACCCGGACCGCATGCGGATGCTGCGCCGCCTGGCGACACACAGCATGACGCTGTCGGCGGCCCTCATCGCCTCAGCCTTGCTGCTGTCTGGCTGTGGAACAGCGCCCTTGCGGGCACCGACGTACCCGCGGGTGCCTGCGGACTTGCTGACACCTCCAGCGAAGCCTGTGCTGCTGATGCCGGCCTCACGGTCGACGACGCCTGGACCAACCACGACATCAACGCCCGCTCTTGCGCCGCGGACCGGCTCCGGCACCGCGCGCTGATCGAGTTCCTTACAGAAAGACCCGCCCCATGAGCGACCTCCACGAACGCACGCAAGAGCTGCTGCTGCTCGGTCAGATCCACGGCCTGGTGCAGGCCCTGAAGGACGGACAGGACCGGCAGAACCGCCGCATGGACGGCTTCGACACCCGCTTCGACGCACTCGATGGCCGGCTGCGTTCGGTCGAGCAGCGTGCCGCGGTGTTCGGCGCCGCATCGGGCGGCGCGATGGCCATCGGCACGGCGCTGCTCGCAGAGGCCGTCAAGCAGTGGTTTCGCAACGGGCCCGGTGTCAATTGACGCGAGGGGCCGGCGGATGTCGGCCTCAGCCCATCGGGCCTTCGCCGCGACAGTTCATACACCGACTCACCCACCCATTCATTCACCCATCAACGAAGCGATCGATGCACTTCCTCAACAGCAAGCGCCAGTCCTCGCACCCAACGAACGGAGCCCAGGCATGAGCCGTCTCGACACCCTTCGCAGCGCCATCGTGCAGACGCTGAACGCCGTGCCGCAGATCGGCCGCGTTCACGACCGCGAGCGTTCCCTGGCCGACGAAGCCGCGCTGCGTGCGCTCTTTCTGCATGACCTGCCGGGCGGTGGCCAGCAGCTGCGCGGCTGGTGGCTGCGCCGCACCGCCACCGAAGAGCGCAGCGTCAACAGCGGCCGCACGATGAGCGTCGACAGCTGGACCGTGCACGGCTATCTCGCGTTCGACGACGCCACGGCTTCGGAGCACGTGTTCGACGCGCTCATCGAAGACATCCGCGACGCCGTGCGCGCCGACCCCACCTTCGGCGGCGCATGCGCCACCGGACCGCTCACCGACGACAAGCGCACCGACGGCGTGCAGGTCGACGGCACCGGCCTCGTCAGCTTCTGCGGTGTGCGCTGTCATGGCGTCGCGCTGCAGCTGCGGACCTGGCGCTACCTCTGACCGCCAGCGAGCAGGTCTTTTCTTTCTTTTTTCGACAACCCAACCAACCACCAACGGAGAACGCCGACATGGCAAAACTCATGCGCAAGATGGCCATCCTGGCCAAGGCTGAAACGACACGCGGCACCGACGCCCTGCCCACCGGCGCGGCCAATGCGATCCTGGTCAGCGAAGTCACGCTGACCCCCATCGAAGGCGACGTCGTCCAGCGCGACAACGTGCGCCCGTACTTCGGCTCGCGCGGCTCCGTGCTGGTCACGCAGTACAGCAAGATCGCCTTCTCGGTCGAGATCGCCGGCGTTGCAGCAGCGGGCGATGTGCCTGGCTACGCCGCGCTGATGCGCGGCTGTGCCATCGCCGTCAACACCGCCGCGGGCGTCAGCACCACCTTCACGCCGGCCACCGATGCGCTGGAGTCGCTCACCATCTACGGCAACGTCGACGGCACCGTCTACAAGATGACCGACGCGCACGGCAACGTGAAGGCCACCATCAATGCCAAGGGCATTCCGAAGTGGCAGTTCGAGTTCACCGGCCTGTTCGTGCCCGCCGAAGACGCACCGCTGCCCGTGGCCGACTACACCAAGTTCATGGACCCGCTGGGCGTGAACAAGGCCAACACCACGCTCACGCTCGACGGTCTCGGCGTGGCCGCCAACGCCTTCGCCTTCGACGCCGGCAACACCGTCGTCAAGCGCGACCTGATGACCGTCGATGCCGTCGACATCACCGCGCGCGTGTCGACCGGCTCCGTCACCTTCGAGAACACCTCGGTCGCCACCAAGGACTGGATCGGCATGGCGCGCGCCAGCCAGCGCGTGAACCTGGCGCTCAAGCATGGCCAGGGCGCAAGCAACGTCGTCGAGTTCCTGTCGCCGCGCGCGCAGATCGGCAAGCCGACCTTCAGCGACGTCGACGGCGTGCAGATGATCACCGTGCCGCTCGAGTTCGTGCCCACCGGCGCGGGCAACGACGAGTGGTCGATCGTCGTTCGCTGAGCTTCGTCACCGGCACCACCACCACACCACAGAGGAACAGACAGAGATGCCCCAGAAACTCAAGATCGCCGTCAAGCCGACTTTCGTCGCACCGGTGCTGATGCGCGTGCCCGGTGACGGCCAGGTCGAAGAGGTGCGGTTCAGTGCCGTCTTCAAGCGCCTGACCAAGAGCGAGAACGACACGCTGCAATCGCGCCTGGAAGCCCGCACCCTGACCGACAAGGACCTGCTCGACATGGTGCTGGCCGACTGGAAGGACCTGGAAGGCGACGACGGCGCGCCCTACATCTGCACGGCCGAGAACCGCGCCGCGGCGGTGGAGGAATGGACCGGCTTCGAAGCCGCCATTGCCTACAGCTACTTCGAGCACGCCTACCCGGCCGCGGTAAAAAACTGAGAGGCGCCGCGCGCCTTGTGCTCGGAGCAGAGCATCGCGTCCACGACGAGCTGGACGACGAGCTCCGCAGCCAGTGCGCGTCGCTCGGTCTCGACCCGAAGAAGCTCGTCTCTTCGACAGCCAGCGGCGGCGGCCCGCCACCCTTCGAGCTATGGCCGGAGCACCAGGAAGCATTCGAGGTGTTCCATGCCTGCCGAACGCAGTGGCGGGTCGTCGCGGGGGCAGCGGGCGCGTGGTTCCAGGGGCTCGACTTCGGCGCGGTCGACGTGGCGATGAGGCGCCTGGGCATTCCGCGTGCACGACAGCGTGAAGTGTTCCTGCAGCTGCAGGTGATGGAAGACGAAGGCATCGCGGTGCTGAACGTCTAGCGACAACGCGGGCCCACGGCCATCGAAGAAGCATGGGGCCGGCAGATGTCGGCCTTATTTTTTCTTTCTCTCAAACGGACCATACAGACATGGCTGCGACACAACAAATGGCAATCCGAATGACGATGGACGCTTCATCAGTGAACGCGGACCTCTCCCGGGTCGTCAATGAATTCTCGAAATTTATCGACCGGATCTCCAGCGGAGCGAGCCAGGCAGAGGAAGCGAAAGCCAAGGCTGCGGCTTCTGCCAAGGAGGCGCAGGCGAAGGCCGAAGCCTCCATCAAGGAAGTCTCTTCCTCGGTTCAAAGCCTCTTTTCAAGTATCCAGGGTGGACAGTCGCCTTTCACATCGTTTGTGAGTGAAGGCGGAAAGCTCGTCTCCACGCTTGGTGGCATTGGCCCCGCTGCTGGTGCTGTAGGGGACTATCTCTTGAGCGCGTCCACGCGGCTCAATCTGGCGACCAAAGCGGTGACCTTGCTGACCGAGGCATACGTCGAAGGCAGCAAGGAGGCGGTGGCGTACGCCAATGCCAACACGATGACCGGCAACTACGTCGGCCTTACCAACGACCAACTCCAGACGAAAGCTATCGAGGTTGCCGGGACGAATGGCACGCAGGCCAGGGCCGCCGAGGCGGTGACCGCAGTGGTCAACACGGGCAGGATCGGCGGCGACGTCGTGAGCGAGGTGGCCGGTGCGACGGCTGAAATGAATCGCGTGCTTGGCACGTCGATCAACGAGGCCGTGAGCAATTTCGTCAAGCTGGCCGACGAGCCTTCCAAGGCCTCGGCCAAGCTCAACGAGACCTACCACTACCTGAGTGCAAGCACCTATGAGCGCATCGTTGCGCTGGAGAAGCAAGGAAAGACGGAGGAGGCGGCAGCGCTCGCACAGAAGACTTTCGCCGTCGCAATGAAAGAGCGCACCACCGAGGTTGTAGCCAATCTCGGCAGCCTTCAACGCGCCTGGCTGAGCATCACCGGATTCGCTGAAAAAGCCTGGGATGCCATGCTCAATGTCGGACGTCCTGTCACGCTTCAAAAGCAGATTCAAGATGTCGACAAGCAAATCGCACAGATTGATCTCGTCAAGCAAGGTAACGGCTTCGTCAGCAATGGCGGGGGCGCGGCTTTCGGCAATGGCAAGGCCGGTGCGGCACTGGACAAGGCTCGTGCGGAGGCGGTGGCCAAGAAAGCAACGTTAGAGGAGAGCCTGAAGCTTTCGTCGTCAGTTGCTCTGAACAAGGCGAACGATGCACGTACTCAACAGGTGGGCATCGCCAAGATCACCAAGGACAACGAGAAAACGGAAAACGCAGGGCTTCGAGTTGGAGCGGGCGCTTCTGGCATCGCCCGTGCCGAAGACGATGCGCTTCGCGCAAGCATCGAAGCCGTACGCGAGGAATACAACGCGAAGGCACGGCTTACCGCCGAGGGCTTCAAGAACATCGACAGCCTGCGCAAACGCGACCTGCTCAGCGACTATGGCGTCGTCCGACAAAAGCGCGATCTTCGGCTCCAGGACCTGAAAGACCAGGAGGAGGCCATCCAGAAGGAGCTGCAGCTGCTGGGTTCCAAGAAAGGGTCCGCTGCCGACAAGCGAAAGCTGGAAGCCAAGGTAGGCGAGATCGATCAGCAGCGCGGCTTCGTCAATGCAGAAGCCGAACGCACCTTCGCGGAGATGGAGGCGGCGTCTCAGAGCAACGTGCTCAAGACCTCGCAGCAAGCGACGGAAAAAATCCGCGAGCAGGTTCGTGCGCAGGAGGAACAGAACGCCGTGTATGGCATGTCCAAGGAGGCGATCCAGAAGCTGACCATTGCGCAGACGGAGCGGCAAATCCAGGAGCTCGATGCAACGGAGAACGTCAATCCGGCTTACCTGAAGTCGCTGTACGACCGTCGCGATGCCGAGAAGGAACTGCTCACGGCGATGGAGACGTCTGAACGCCTGAAAACCACCGACGAGAAGCAGAAGAAGGAAAAGGCGAAGGACGAAGAAAAGTCGAAAAAGATGGCCGACGACATCGGCGGTGTGTTCCGCGACGGTTTCGTCAACCTGCTGGAAGGCGGTGGCCGGGATGCCATCGACAAGATCGGTGAAGGGCTCAAGAAGAAGCTCGTCAAGTCGCTGGCCGATGCCTTCTATGACGCGACGTTGAAGGACGCTGTGGATGGGTTCGCGGGTTGGCTGACGGGTGCGCTCAAAGGATCGATCTCGGGCGGTGGTTCCAAATCCGAAGGGGGCTTGTCGGGCCTTGGAGGAATTTTCGGAGCCGTGTCGAGCCTCTTCGGTGGTTTCTCAGGCTCTACTGCCGCTGGACTCGCCAACGTCGTTGGAGGAAGCGATCCGCTCGGCACGATGGTTGGCTTGATGGGCTTGACCAAGAGCGCCAACGGCAACGTCTTTGCCTCACCGGGCCTGCACGCCTACGCCAACAGCGTCGTCGCCAGCCCCACGTTCTTCCCCTTCGCCAACGGCATCGGCCTCATGGGCGAGGCCGGGCCCGAAGCCATCATGCCGCTGCGCCGTGGCTCCGACGGGCGCCTGGGCGTGAGCGCACCCGCAGGCGGTGGTGGTGGCGGCGGCTCACTGCACTACGCGCCGACCAACGTCTTCAACATCGATTCGCGCTCCGATCGCGGCGCCGTGCTCGCCGATCTGGACCGCGCGCTTCAAGCCAACAACAAGGGCCAAATGGAACAACTCAAGCGTCTGCGGGTGGTGCCCCAATGAGCATCGTCACCCTGCCCCCCAACCTGCCGGTCAAGCGCCAGGATTTCGGTATCCAGACCTTCGACCTGAGCTTCAGCAGTGGCGACACCGGTTCGTCGCAGGTGGCCGTGCTGGCACCGCCGCGCCGCACGTGTGCGCTCGTGAGCGAAGAGCGCATTCCGCTGATGAGCGAGGCCGCGATGTGGCGCAGCCTGGTGCATGCGCTGCGCGGCCAGGTCAACGTGCTGGCGGTCAGCGACATGCTGCAGCCGGCGCCTCGCGGCACGGCACGCGGTGTGTGGACCGCGCTCGCGGCCGCGGCCGGTGCCTCGTCGCTGTCGATCCAGATGGGTGCGGCCCAGGCGGGCAAGACGCTGCTGCAGGGCGACTGGATCGGCGTCAACCAAGGGTCGATCCAACGGCAGCTGCTGCACGTGCAGGCCGATGCCGTGGCGAATGCGGCGGGTCTGATCGTGGTGCAGATCGAGCCGGTGCTGCGCGTGGCCGTTGCCGCGGGCAGCGCGGTGGTCTGGGACCGTCCGACCTGCCTCATGCGCAAGACGGATGCAAAGAACAACTGGTCTTCGGAGTCGCGCACGCAGGGCGGCTTCAGCCTCGACCTCATGGAGTCCTGGGAATGACGGTACCTGTCAACAGCGGCTTTCAGGCCGCGGCGAATGCGCCGGCCTATGGCGAGCTGGCCCTGGTGGAGCTGCAGTTGCGCTCGGGCACGGCGCGCTTCACCAACTGGCCGCTCAGCGTCCAGGTGATGGGCGAGACCTGGCAGGGCGTGGGCAACCTCGGCTCCATCGGCGAGCTGCACGAGAGCGAAGACGGTGCGGCCGAGAAGCTCACGCTGACGCTGTCGCCGGTGGACATCGGCACGCGTGCGCTGGCACTCGGCGATCCGTCCGACTACCAGGACCGGCGCGTGCGCGTGTGGATCGCGATGCTCGACGCCAACACGCTGCAGGTCAACGGCTCGCCCGTGCTGCGCTTCGTGGGCGTGATGGACCAGATGAAGATCGATCGCGATGGCAACACCGCCTCGATCAGCATGGAGTGCCGCACCGCGAGCTACGACGTGCGAAGCAACCCCGCCGCACTGCGCATGAACAACGCGCAGCACCAGGCGCGGCATCCGGGCGAGATGGGCTTCGCCTATCTCACCAGCCTGATCGGCAACCCGGCCGTCTGGGTCGGCAAGTGGCTGCAGGCGAATCTCCAGTATCGACAGAACCTTGGCGTGCACAGCAAATGAGCATCGATCTCGACACTTTCATCGACGCGCGACGCCACACCGGCTTCGCTTATTTCGAACACGACTGCGCAACGATTGCAGCGGACTGGGTGCGCGAGCGGCGTGGCGCGGATCCGCTCGAGCCGCTGCGCGGGCAAGGCGGCGCGCTGGCGCCCAAGCGGTTGCTGACGGCGCTGCGGCATGTGCGTGCCGCGGGTGGCTTCGAGGCCATCGCGACGGCGCTGCTGGGGCCTTCGCTGCCGGGACGCATGGCACAGCGTGGTGACGTGGTGCTGGCTCGCAGTGGCGGGCGCATCGGGCGCGTTTCGGGGCACAGCTTCGGCATTTGCACCGGCTTGAACATCGTGGCGCCTGGCAAGGACCGCCTGCAATTTTTGCCTTTGACGACGGGGGTGGCAGCATGGCGCGTCTGATTCGTTTCTCCCTGGTCTTTGGCGTCATCTTGGGCGCTTGTACCGCGGCAATGGCAGACCCCGTGACGAGCGTCTTGTCGGCCATCGGAACAGCTGTTGGTGCGGGCGCGTCGGCGGTTGCAGTCGGTGGGACCATCGTCAGTGCGGCACTTTCCCTGATCAGCACCGCCTATTCCTCCTCGCAAGCCAAGAAAAAAGCCCGGCAAGCCGCCGCCCGCAAGTTCGCCGAAGACGTGGCCAATCTGCGCGACCGCACGGCCACGCTGGTCAGTTCCGAGTCGCCTTGGGCCACGGTCTACGGTGCACCCGCACGCGTCGGCGGCGCCATCGTCGCGGTGCTCGACAGCGGTCCGATGGCCCAGTTCAAGCACATCGTGATCGTCTTCGCCTCGCACGAGTGCGAAGCCATCGACGAGATCTTCATCGACGGCACCTCGGTGGGCCGGCCCAACGCAACCGGTTGGACCGACGGTCCGGAATTCCAGATGCCGCCGCTGTTCAACGGCTGGCCTTCGGAAGGCCCCGCGGTGAACGTGCAGTTCCATACGTCGCCGGGTGGCGTTGACACGGCCGACGCCTTCCTTCGCGGGAATGTTGACCAGAGCTTTCCGGGCTTCAACCTCTGGACCGAGCAACACAAGCTGAGCGGCTGCACCTACGCAGTGGTCACGCTCAACCTGCTGTTCGAGCGCTTCCAGGGCGGCATTCCCGAGATCACGGCCAGGCTGCGCGGCAAGAAGGTGTACGACCCGCGCACCGGCCAGACCGCCTACTCGCGCAACCCCGCGCTGTGCCTGGCCGACTTCTTGCGCTCGGAGACCGGCTACCTCGCCGCGCCCGACCAGATCGACGAGAACGCGCTGATCGCGGCCGCCAATGCCTGCGACCAGAAGGTCTACAACGATATCGATGCGGTCAACTACGGCAACTCCAATGTGCTGTACGTCTGCGACGGCATGTTCCGCTCGGACCAGGACCGCGAGTCGACACGGCAGCAGCTCGAAGATTCGATGGCCGGCTTCAGCCTCGAATCGGGTGGTGTGTGGCGCATCCAGGCCGGTGCATGGTCCACGCCGGTGCTGAACCTCACCGACGACGACATGCTGGCGCCCACGGCCGTGGTGCAAACCGCCAACCCCGGCACGAGCCGCTTCAACGGCATGCGCGGCACGTACGTCAACGCGGCGCGCAACGGCGTCAGCGAAGACTTCACGCCGTATCAGAACGCGACCTTCCGCGCGCTCGACGCGAAGGACAAGTTCACCGACATGGCGCTGGCGTTCACGACCTCGCACGTGCGCTGCCACCAGATCGCCCGCGTGGTGGTCGAGCAGAGCCGCGGCGGCTTCGTGCTGCGCATCCATCCCAAGATGCTGGCGTGGCACCTGCAGCCCGGCGACCGCATCGTGCTCACGAGCGCCTTGTACGGCTTTGCCAACAAGACCTTCCGCGTGCAGGACTGGACCTATGCCCGCAACGCGCCGCTGTCGCTGCTGGTGATCGAGGACGTGCCGGCCTACTACGACCTGGCCGATGAGGTGCAGGCCGATGCGGCGCCGAACACCAATCTGCCGAGCCCGTTCCTGCAGCCACAGGCACCGCTCGACCTGCAGGTGCAAAGCGGCGAAGAGCAACTGGTGCAACAGGGCGGTACCCTGGTCGTGCGTGCGAAGGTGAGCTGGTCGCCTTCCACCGAACCTGCGGTGGTGCGCAACGGCGCAGTGCGCGTGGAATGGCGCACGATCACGCCGGTCGGCGAGTGGCAGTCGGTGGACCTGCCCGGGGACGCGAAGGAGACCTATCTGCTCGGCCTCGCGGTGCACAGCGAGTACCAGGTGCGCGTGCGTTTCCTCACGCCCTATGCGGTGAGCAGCTGGACGACGGTCACGCACAGGCTGCAAGGCCCTAGCGAGTTCCCTGATGACGTCGCCGGCCTGAGCCTGGCGGTGGAATCCGCCGGCGTGATCGCACGCTGGTCCGCGCCGGCAGGCCTCAACCTGCTGGACTGGGGCGCGACGCAGATCCGTGTCGGCGCGTCGTGGGAAACCGCCATCGAACGCTTCACGGGCAAGGCGCTGTCCGCGAACATCGGCTGGCTGCAGACCGGCACGCAGAAGGTGTGGGCGGCGCATGCCAACACGCAAGGCGTCTGGGGCATTCCCGTTGCCGCGACCATCGACATCCAGCAGCCGGCCCAGCCGATCGTGCGTGGAGAGGTGTGGGGCGCGCAGATCGAACTCGCATGGCAGCCTTGCGGCACCACGCAGCCCATCGCGGCGTACATCGTCAAGGTGGGGCCGACGCTGGCGCAGGCCGTCGAGATCGGCCGCACGAGTTCGCTGAATTTCGCGCGCACCGAGCCGGTTGCCGCCAAGCGCATCTACTGGGTGGTGGCGTTCGATGCGGGGAGCAATCCGGGCGATGCAGGCTACGTCGAACTGGCGTCGTTGCCGTCCATCGACGATGCGATCAAGGAGCTGCAGGAGGGGCTCGATGAGCAGGTCGCAGATCTGCTGAACGTGAACTCGGGCATCAGCGAGCGCCTGGTCGACGAAGCCATCGAGCGTGGCACGGCGATCACGCATGTCGAAAAAGTCGTCACCGATACGGCAGAGCAACTGGCGCAGCGCATCGATACCGTCGCGGCACGAGCCGTCGGCTATGTGCGCGCCAACTTGGTCTTCAACGGCGGATTCGAGTTCGATCTCGACAAATGGGCGCTGCTGGGCAATGCCTGGAAAGTCGTCGAAGACGATTGGGGGGCTTCAGCGCGGATCCTTGCCGATGTTCCTGCCAGCGGCCGACTGGCCAGTGCCAGCTTCCCGGCCAAGCCCGGCTCCTGGTATGCCGGCTCGGGCGACGCGATGTTTCAGAGCGATGCTGGGCAGAGTGGTCTTGCGCTTGAGTTCTTCGATGCGGGAGGCAGCTCGCTGGGCGTTACGGCCAATCTCAAGGTTGGCGGACATGGGTTCGTGAACGAACAGACCAGGCGCAACGATTTTGCGGTGGAAGCGCTTGCGCCTGCCGCCGCGGTTACGGGCAGGGTTGTCTTCCAGTGGAGCGGCTATGTCGCAGGCGGCGCGATCGGAGTGCGCTTCGTGAAGGCGGAGCAAGGTCGTTTTCCGGTCACGCCCTTCACTTCGGAAGCCAGCGATCGTGGTGCCGTGGCGGCCATTCGCGAGGAAGTGACTGCGCGTGCGACGGCCGACGCGGCTGAGGCGGTGGCACGCACGACACTGGCGGTGCGGGTCAACGGCGCCGAGGCCGCGATCAACCACGAAGCCTCCGTGCGCGCCGACGAGACCGGCAAGCTGTCGGCCAAGTGGGGCTTGAAGGTGGTGGCTGGCAACAAGGTGGCGGGCGTGCTGCTGAACAACGACGGCCAGGAGAGCAACTTCACGGTACTGGTCGACCGGTTCGCCATTGCACAGCAGGCCGCGGGTGGCGTCACCAAGTACCCGTTCGCGGTGGGCTCCGTGGCGGGCGCACCGACGGTGGGGATCGACGGAACGCTGGTTGTCGACGGCACCATCCTCGCGCGGGCGATCAACGTCGATCGGTTGTCGGCGATCACGGCCAGGCTGGGCTATGTGAACGCGGGGCAGATCGACATCTCGGGGGATGGCGTTGGCGGCTGGGGATATGTGCGTAGCGCCAACAAGTGGATCTATGACGGTGGCTGGGGTTGGGTTCTTGCACGCCATAACGGCGGCGACACCTTCGTCGAGCTGAACTGCAACGGCATGGGCCTGCGGATGCACAACGAATCAGGGCGCTTCCAGCTCTGGGGGCCGGGCTTCAATTTGCAGAACGAAGGGCTGACGATTGATCAGGTTGACGTGATCGGTGCGCTGAATATCCGAGGGCGCTCTGTCACCGTTCCGACCGCACGTGCCGACGCAGGAGGCTTGAGTGCCGTCGTGCATGAGATTCCGAACAACCGTGGTGCATGGGTCACGACCTACATCACCGGTTCTGTGTTCATCGCGCCGGGATCCGGTGGGGGCGCTGGTGGTTTCCTTTCTCTGTCCGTCGACAACGTGACGAGGTGGGCGGGGGCCGGTGTGCCGGGCTCCACGGTGACCGGAGCCATCGTTCTCGACCTGCCGCCGGGTCAGCACACCATTGCCGCCATTGGTACCCCGGGGTCCAGCAGCGCATCCATCTTTGCCCTTTCCTGCCAACGATAGACATCCATGCCTGACTACACAGCTTTCGACAACACAACTGGCCGCGTGCTGGCCCGTGGGTCCGCGCCTACCGAGAAAGCCTGCCTTGCGCAGGCACTGCATCCCAACGAGCAGATCCTGCTTGGGCTGATTCCTGAAGGGCACTTCGTGGATCTGGCCACCCTTCAGGCGATCGCCTTTCCTGCGCAGCCTAGTCCGGTGCATGTGTTTGATTTCGCAACACGTGTCTGGGTCGATCCGCGCACGCTGGAGGAGAAGAAAAGCCAGCTCAAGGCCGATATCGCCGAGCAGCGCTGGAAGCGCGAGACGGCAGGACTGGTGCTGATCGGCGGCCTGCGAGTGAAGACGGGACGCGAAGACCGTGCTTCATTCGCCGAGGCGCTGGCGGACATGGAGTCGAGAGGACTCGACGCCATCGACTTCAAGACATCCGACGGCTTCGTCACGCTCACGGCGAAAGAAGCGCGAGGCATCTCTCGCGCTGTGTCGGAGCACGTGCAAGCGTGTTTCTACGCTGAGCGGGCCGCCTGTGCCTTCATCGACCAACTCAGCAACGCGGACATTCCAGCCGCGTGTGATCTCGCGGAATTCGTCCGTATCTCGAACTCTTGAACATCTCAACCAAGGAGCCTTACATGGCCTACACCACTGCATCGGCAAACGCTTTTCTCAAGTTGATTCTTCAGGCTGTCCCGATTTCGGGGCTTGCCGACAACGCAGCCACGGGTGCGCTGACCGTGCACTACATCAGTCTTCATACCGCTGCACCTGGCGCCGGGGCCAACCAGGGCACCAATGAGGTTGTCTATCCAGGATATGCACGTGTTGCCGTCGCCCGCGGACCGGCGGGTTGGCTCATCGCCGGAAACACCGGTAACCTGGTCGCGGCGATGGAGTTTGCCGAAGTGGCGGGCACAGGCGTCGCGACGGCCACGCATCTTGGTCTTGGAACCGCCTTGTCGGGCAATGGCTTGCTGCTGATGTACGGCGCGCTTGATCCGGTCATTCCGATCCAGGCCGGAGTGGTTCCCCGGCTGAAGACCACGACCAAAGTTACCTTCGAGGTCTGACCATGAGCGTCATCTTCGACAACAGAATCGTCGAGGCGTGCGCCACGCTCGGCACTGGCGACCTGCTGGCCGCTGGTGCCGATCCGGGGTTCTCCACGTTCTCCGAAAAGGTCCCTGTCGGCTCCACCGTCCACTATCTGTGCGAGGCCGTCAATCCTGTCGGCCGTCCGACAGGGGAGTTCGAGCTGGGGCGAGGCACCTACACAGCGGCAAACACGCTGTCGCGCGACACGGTCATTTCCTCGAGCAACGCGGGTGCACGGGTCGATTTCACGCAAACCAGCAAGCGCCTTTCTCTGACTGTCCTGGCGCCAACCACGGACGTCTTGCGAGGAGACTGGAGAGAGGCCCTGGGAGTCCCGCCCGAGGGCTTTGTCAATCGCCTGATCAATCCCGAGTTCCTGATCAATCAGCGGAACATTGCAAGTACGTCCGTCAACAACCAACAGGTGGTCGATTGCTGGCGACTCATGAATTCTCCAGGGGGTAACGCGATTTCGGCCGGCGTAACGCCCATTGCACCGCCAGGATTGGCGCGGGCGATCGCATTCACCGTGCCATCCGCCTACGTGCCTGCCAGTGGGGCGGTTATCGGATTTCAGCAAACCCTCGAAGGTCTGTGCGTCGCAGATCTGGGGTGGGGTACTGCGAACGCAGCACCGCTGACACTCAGCTTCTGGGTGCGAAGCAACAGCACAGGACCCATTCCGATATCCCTGCGCAATGGTGACGCGACGCGCTCATTCGTTTTGCCAGTCACGATCAATACGGCCAACACTTGGGAGCTCAAAACCATCGTCGTGCCGGGAGCGACGAGCGGGACGTGGAGCACCACCAACACCGCCGGGATCGTTTTGTTGATTGGGCTCGCGGTCGGTTCCTCTCTCACTGCGCCGACGGCTGGCACCTGGCTCGCTGGCAACTACGCAGGTTTGTCCGGGCAGATGAATCTCTGCGCGAGCACAAGCAACAGCCTGAGCATTGCAGGGGTGCAGTTGCAGAAGGGGACGATCGCAACGCCGTTCGCGCGGCGCTCCTTGTCCGGCGAGTACGCGCTGTGCCAAAGATATTTTGGGTTGGTCAACGTATCTGTACGGTTCCCCGCAACGGGGCCTGGCCAGATTCTGTCCCCGGCTTTCACTTTTCCGGTGCCGATGCGATCAACGCCGACGATGGGTACCCAGGTGACGGGGGGGTACGCGAATATCAACAGCTCGACAGGGCAAGGATCCGTCAGTGCCTTGGGTTTTCGGTATGACCTGATCTCGGGCGGTGCAGGGGACTCCTATGTCCTCGACTATGTTTTTTACGCTTCTGCGGACCTTTAGCCATGTACAAAATCCTAGGTGATCTGATCGTTCGGCTTGCTGACGACGCACGCATTCCGCACGACCCATGCAATGTCGACTACGTGGCATACCGCGACTGGCTGGCCGCTGGCAACACGCCCCAAGTGCCGTCCGGGCCGTCGCAGAGCGAGCGTCGCTCGCTTCTGAGAAATGCGGCCACTGCACGGCGCTGGCAAGCCGAGACCGGTGGCATCACGCTGCCTGACGGTACGCGGATCAAGACGGATCGCGACGACCAGAACAATGTAGCCAACGCTCTGGCTATCGTCGGATCCACGGCGCTCCAACGCATTGACTTCAAAGCCGCCACGGGGTGGGTGTCAATTACGCCGTCCGAGCTGCAGGCCATCGCAGCGGCTGTTGGCCTTCACAAACAGTCGTGCTTTTCTGTCGAGCGAGCGCATCATGAAGCGATTGATGCGCTCACCGACGATGGGCTCGATGGCTACGACGTGACGACGGGCTGGCCCTGA